CAATTCAATGATCAAGGTACATCAAACGGTGTTGCAGGATTTACTTTTGATAAGAATACCACAACATTAACAGTTTCTTCAGGTAATATTATTACTGGAAATCTAAATGCAACATCAACAATTACTGCTCTTAGATTAATTTCTAATATTGCTACAGGTACAAGTCCATTAGTTGTCACAAGTACAACACAGGTAGCAAACTTGAATGCAGCAACAGCCGGTGTTGCTTACGGCGTAGCAGGTGCTAATGTTTCCGGAGCAGTATCATATGCTACAACTGCAAATGCAGTAGCAGGTGCTAATGTAAGTGGCGCAGTATTATATGCTACAACTGCAAATAGTGTAGCCGTAGCAAATGTTAGTGGTATAGGTAATATTGCTACTACTAATATAGATGGTAATGCAAGTAATATTCTGTATGGTAATGGTATATTTGCATCAGCTCCGTCTCCGGGAGTTGTTTATGGCAATAGTAATGTAGCAACGTTTTTAGCATCATTCGGAAGTAATACAATTACTACTACTGGTAATGTATCAGTTGGTAATATCATAGGTAATGGTAGTCAATTGACTGGCTTACCGGCCCCCACAGTTGCACAAGATATCACCTCTACTGGTAATATGAGCATAATGACCTATGATGGTAACCTAAAATATGTAAACAATGCTACTGTTGAACCATCTACTGGTAATATAACATCTGCTGGAAATATTACTGCAAGTAATATGTCAGTGGGTACAGGTAATGTAACATTGGGAACATTAACTACTGGGGCAAACACAACAGCAGGAACTATTACCGGCAACTTTAGCTTAAGTGCCGGTTCAAGACTTAATGCAACATTTGCTGACTTAGCAGAATATTATGAAGCAGACAACCCATATGAAGCGGGTACTGTTTTGGAATTTGGTGGAGATAAAGAAGTTACATTAGCCGAAGATAACACAACAAGAGTTGCAGGTGTAGTATCAACTAACCCAGCATATGTAATGAATTCAACGTGTGAAGGTGAACATACTGTAGCATTAGCATTACAAGGACGTGTGCCGTGTAAAGTTCGCGGGAAAATATTTAAAGGAGATATGCTAGTAAGTGGCGGCAATGGATTTGCTCGTCCTGTCCTCTTCCCGGTACTGGGTACAGTAATCGGTAAAGCATTGGAGAACTTTGAAGGCGAAGGTGTTATTGAAGTAGCAGTTAGCAGACTTTAATAATAAATAAGATATAGGAATAATAAAATGACAACATACGCATATACCGCAAACATTGCAACACCGGCAGCTTCAGCAAACATTGCAACAGATAAAGTAAGAATAGCCACTTCTAATGCAGCTATTCAATATACTACTAGCTATCCTAATGTAGCATTAACCGGAAACGTAACATGTGCTACTAATAGTAACACAGTAACTGGCTCAGAGACATTATTTTTAACCGAATTGGGTATTGGTTATTGGATAGGTAATACTACCGGGAATTCAGCCGGTATCGTTAAATCAATTGCTAATAATACTAGTTTAACACTAACAGCAAATGCTTCAGTAGCAATAGCAAATACTACAGCAAGAGTTAACCCTTACGGTGTTCCTTATACTGTGGCAACTGCTAATAGTCAAGTTATCCCCGCAAACACAGTAGAAAATAGTATCATTGTAGGTCAAGGCAACATTGTTTCTTACTTGTCATTGGCAGGTGCCAATAGTATATTCTCTATCACAGAATTGGGTATGCCGCATCCAAACACTGGTACATCAGGTGTTAACCCAGTTGGAAATAACCCATCTGGCGTTCCCAACTATTGATTTTTAGCCCTGTAAGATAAATATATTTACATAGCACAATACGGTGCTTCGTAATGATAACTCATTAACGGCGGCTAGAACCCGCAACCCATACCAGGAGAAATCAAATGGGACGCCCTCTAAAAATCGCAAAGGCTCAAGCAGTCTTAACAATCACTGATACAGCCGCAACCGGCAGTATCGTTACAGTATCAGGTGGAAATTTAACTACATCCCCTACAGTAGGTGTAGCTAACGGTATGTCATTTGTACCTGCATCAAACATTAGTGGTTTAGTAGCCAACACAATATATTATGTTGATACTATTTTATCAAACACTACATTCAGCGTTTCAACTACACAATTAAGTGTTCAACCTCGTGTGATGGCTACATTAACTAATTCATCAGGAGGCACGGTTAAAGCATCTTTTAATGTCGTTGATGCATACTTTAACAACCCACTTGGTGGAGTAGGATTCCCAACAACTAACGCTAACACATATGGTGTAGTTGGTGGTAATACCGCAATTATTGGTAACCAAGTATTAGCACAAGTTGCTATTGGTGTTAATGGTACAGGTACATTATACTCTGCTACAGACACTGCATACGTAACTGGTATCGGTACTGATTTAGCAAACACACTAAGTGTAGGTTCTGCTATTCAAGTTGCAAGTGCAAACATCAACGGTAGTACAGATTACACTACGATAGGTTTTGCTAACACCGTCGGTGGCTTGACAGCAATTGCTGTTGCTAACACAAACAACACCGGTAACATCATTCGTACTACCGGTAATGCTCAGACATTGTTTGCTAATGGTACAGTAAGATTTACTGCTAACTTGGGTGGTCTAGTATCTGGTGAAGTTTATTTTGTTAAAGCAATTGCTAACGCAACTGCATTTACTGTTTCATCAACATTAGGTGGTGCTGAGGTTGATTTGTCAAGTGCTACTGGTACTCCTGATGCACAGCAAGACGTTGTTGAACTGGTTGCAAACGCAGCCGTTGCATCAACAGGTGCCGCATTCGTTTACGCAAATGACGAAGCAGGTTTCATTGTTCGTCAAAAAGGTAAAACAAAATATCTAGTAACAGGTGGCACAACAGGTTTAACAGGAGTATGCTTTACTGCTAACGTAGCAAATACAGCATTGACACCAAACACAATGAATATATTGTCTACTGATGTAGCTTCTGCAACGGCATTTGTATCAAGTATAAACGATTACAACTCTGAAGTGTTCCCTGCACAAGTGGCAGCAGGTTCATTATCAGCTGGAACTGTATACACAATTTACTCAACTGGTACCACAAATTGGGCAGCAGTAGGTGCTGCATCTAGTATGACAGGTGTTACCTTTGTTGCTACTGGTACAGGAACTGGCACAGGTACTGCGGTAGTAAGTACTGTAAATCCTGATGTAATTGCGACATTCAACACAGCATTCGCTGCTAATGCCGCTAACGGTCAACCTAACCCAATCGTTGTTATTGCAAGTGCTTAATCATGGCAACTGCAACAAGTAAGGTAGCTAAAATGCAACCAGAAACTGAAATTGCAGTACTTCAGATCCAAGTTAAGACCCTTGAAGAAAAAATTGGGGAACTTAAAGTGGATCTGAAATCACTTCATGATGCGATTGAATCTAATGCAGACGAAACTAGACGAATGTTAAAATCTATGCGTGAGCAAGATGTTAAAGAACACAGTGAATTGGCTAGTAAAATTTCAGTATTAGAAAAATGGCGGTGGATGATGATGGGAGCCGGTATAATAATCGGCTCGTTAGGCTTCCCCACAGTGTCAGCAATACTAAAATAAAAAAAGAGACTTAGGTCTCTTTTTTTGTAAGTGCCTTTAATTTAGATTGAACAACATCAAAATTTACTGTACTAAACAATCCCGGATGTAATGGTTTGGGATATTGATTATCACCTACCCATGCATAACCGCAATGTTCTTCATTTAGATTTGGTACAAACTCATCGGCTACTTCACAGAAAAATGTATGATATGTGAAAGAATGATTGATGAATTTTTGAATAGGTATTAATTTTGCATTAATTGGAAACATACCTAATTCCTCTTGGCATTCTCTTGCAACACCTTCAAAGAGAGTTTCATAATCTTCTATTTTTCCACCCGGAATGCCCCAGTTACCTGGATTTTTGTTGTCTGTTCTTAATAGATATAAGTAGCGATTTGTTTTATTGCTATAAAAAAAAACCCCTGCAGCTTTATTGCTCATACTATGATTTATCACAATATTAGATGACGATAGAATAATCCCCTGCAGCATAGAAACCGTCGTAACTTTTCATCCAAATGTCATCCACAAAACGATATTGAACATTAGTTGTTAAGTTGGTTACATATTCTAGTGTTGTTGGAGTTGCAGCAGTACTATCAAAACTTACACCCCATTCACCTGTACTTGCATTATATTGAATAATGTCATTAGCAAAAGCGACTACATTGCCCCATGCTACTGTACTATCACCGGGCGCGCCAATATTATCAGTTAACAAATATCTACGACCGTTGATTGGTCCAGGCAATCCTGCGTTAGGACCGGTCATTTGAGGGTTTACAACGCCATCAACTGGACTTAATGTATTTTGCGGTAATGTATCAGGGTCAATGTTGTAAATCAACAACCTATCATCATTTGGATTGGGTACAATAGTGCCTACAATGTCAGTAGTCATATATGGATTTTGTAGCCAAATTTGACTAATGCCCGGTTTAACTGCCCCGTATGCATTCAATACGCTAGACCAATATATATCTGTATCAGGATTAACCGGTAAATTTAGATTAATATTAGATGGATCAAATGCTATAGCCTCTGGTAATATCTGTAAAGTATTTCCTATTAATAATAGCTTGTATCCATATGGTGTAATCTTTTGTCTGGTCCCCAATAACATGTCATCGTTCTGCATATCTTGTAGTGCATTGCCTGCAAAAATGCTTGCTATAATTTTCTCAACAACACCCATCTTCTTGACTTTACTTGCGGTGGTGATCCATATTGGCATATAGAATTTCCAACTCATGACATCAATAGGATTGCCTGTACCAACTGGAATACTACGGCTGCTGAATGTTAGTCCATCTTGAAACACTGCGCTAAGACTAGTCCAGTCTAAAAAGTTATCAGTACTTTGAATCTCTAATGCAGGATTGAATAATGTTCCTAGTTGTTCAATCAATTGTAATTTTTGATTGTAGTTGGTTGTCCAAAAATCAACAGTGATTCTTAATGTGTATGGAACTGGCATTAATCTTTCAACAGTGAATGCCTGTCCTTGTACAGTTTCGTATTGTTGTGTTTCTTGATTATATGATCGTTGCCGAACATTAATCTTGTCTACAAAGGTAGGATCCTGAGTCCATTTTTGATTGTACTCTAAACCGCTTATGTAATATGTAATTAAAGGTGCGCTAGGCAAGTTACTTGCGCTATTATTAGCAATAATGGTTGCTGCTTGTCTACTGCTATCACCATACATGATTGGTACACGTATAATAATATCATTACCTGCAGGGTCTTTTCCTTTAGTAACTTCCCAGTTACTAAATATCTTTCCAAACTGAATTAAAAATCTGCGTATTTGCGAATCATAGAAAAAAGCTGCCATGTAAATACCTTAAGGTTGCGGGGGGATCGGATCCGGAGTCAATGCTAGAGCAGTAGACAATGCTTGACGCTGCGGAATAAATGTACCGTTAGTAAGTTCTGTCTGTGCTGTATCATTAATAAAGCCTGATAACAATGATTGATCTTGATATGTGAATCCAGTGTCTGTCCTAACATTGGATGATACTCTAATCCATACTCTACCGTCCCAACGATATAATAGTTGAGGGAAGTAATCAATTCGTAAGAAATAATCACCCACTTGAGGATTTACTGGGAAACTGATACCGGCACCAGAAACAGAACCTAGCCCTAGTATTTCCGTCGGGAATCCATTAGGAGCAGTCCCGTCACCAGTCATATAACCAGCACTATAACCAAAGCTACGAGGACTACTACGTGCTATAAACTGGAATGCAGGATCACAATCTGCTCTCCAATCCATTTGTTGACTAATTGTTCCAGTAAATCCTGGAAGTTCGGGGTCAGCATCGGCGGTAGCATATGTATTATCCGCAGTACCATATGGTCCTGTAATTGGTCCACCACTAGTAACAGTTAGTATTATTTCACCACTAACTCTACCTGAATTTGTATCTGTTCTATCTGGTGCTAGGGTGAATGTTTCTAAATGAGTAGTATTGAACACATCTAATTTATCATATCCTATATCAGCGGTCATATCCCAAATACTTTTGATTGCTGCCTTGGGTATTCTGATTACTGGACTAGAATTTTTATATTGAGTACTACTGACCATCATCACCGTACCAGTATATGCAGGATTAGGTACTCCGCCATTTGTGTTCACATTGACAGGTGGAGCAGGATTATTAATTGCTCTGGATAACACACCGTTACTTGAGTATTCACCGTATGTAGGTACAATATATAAATTGTTGGTAGTGTATCCTGATTTTGGAACAAGACGGGCAGCTTCTTGAAGTGCAGCATCATTGATTGCAATGTTAGTATTATAAGTAGCAAGAATATCTTTAAGATTGTCCGCAGTATCTAGTTGCCAATATGTAGTATTAGGTGGCATAATACCTGCAGGAACATCAATCAATGCCCTATAATTTTTGTCACCATAAGTAATAACATATCCTGCAGGATACGGTTTGGTAGTATCCCAAATACCTAAGTAAGTATCTTGGTCTATTGGTGCAGTTAATATCTGACTAAATTCTTCACTATCAACCAGTGGTTCACATTTAATACGCCATAGATGAGGGAACCAAGTTGGGCTAAATCCCTCACTTGCATAGTTAGCATCGGTAATCTGCATAAATCGTTTCAATGCAACCGGTATTGTTTCCTTCAATGGATTATAATCAAGCAAGTGCGGTAACTCAATTACATCACCAACCATCAATTTTCTACCAATCAAATCAATCATGTCATTGTAATGAACAGTAATGAATATAATATCATTGTTTAAGAATAATCCAAACTGGCTTAAATCAAAGTCTAAATTCTGTACATTATAATGGCCACGTAAACGGTAAACATCTGGGTCATATGTTCTGTCACGGTTCTCTAAGAATAGCAAGTCTTGTATATTAGTTGGGGCCAATACATCATAGTCAGGTTGTGTATAATCAATTGAAGCTCCTTGATTGGTAGGGCCTAAGTACTTATGTACATACAAATCCGTGGAACCTGCGGTGAACTGTTCTGATATTGTTCTATCAAAAAAGTTGTAATCGTTCGTTTTATTGGGGCGCCAAAGTGAAAGCCGGGGCATAATTAATCTACCTTATTACTTATTTATCGTAAATATAGATGACGGTGCATTACCCAAAACTTGACAACAAATGGTTTTGGGTATATAATACATACTTAGACAGTTAATTAAAGGAGTTGAAATGACTGAATTTGAAACTAAATGCTACGGTATGAGTGAACAAGAAATCCGTGAACGGTACATGGAAAGTATTACCGCTAGATTCTCAGGTCTGGAAATGGTCGTAATGGGCATTATGTCTGACTGTCAAGAAATGATGGCGATGGGCACAGGTCCTCGCTCAGTTGAATACGTGCGTAAACAAATGAACGTTGCCAAGTTTATCCTTGCTGAAATGATGGATGCAAAAGTAGCCTAAACTTGACAACAAATGGTTTTGGGTATATAATACATACTTAGACAGTTAATTAAAGGACTACGAAATGAATCAAATTCAGTATATCGCAGATGGTTACAACAAGAACCGTGAGCGGGTAGTTCTGTGGCGTACAGGCAACTATCAGTATCAACTGGAAGTTGCTGGTAAAAACACCAATTTCTCTGCTGAATACTATGAGGCATTGGAGCGTTTCAAATCTCAAGTAGTTGAAGTGGTAGAAGCTCCGGAAGATTTTTCTACTGTGGCTTGACATTAAATGGTTTTGGATATATAATACATACTTAAACAGTTAATTAATGGAGAGCATGATGAAAGTTTACATTTTTAATTCCAGTGATAATGACAACGACGGTAAGTCCTGGGACCTGCCTATGATCAGCATGGGCCTTGATGAGCGTGATCGTCCTTACGCTATCGTAAAGAATCCCTACTTCCCAGGGGAGACACTGCGGGCAACCTACGAAACTTTTTACGGTTTCAATCGGTGGGGTGTTGATCTGGATTAAAGGTTGACAATAATTACAATCACTGTTATAATCTACATTAGACAACATTAGGAATACACATGGCTACTCGCAAACATACGGATGAGCATT